GCTAGGTCACCATAGTTCACTACCTGTAAACTGTACTGTCTAGCGCCTTCTTGTAGGCTAGTACGTAGATTACGTCCGGCAGCTTCCCATAGCTTTTGCTGTGCTTCAACGAGGTTCTTTTCCACTTGCAAGCGTTGAGTAGCGCTTAACTGAGCTTCATTGAGTTCTCGTTGAGCGAATTCGATGTATGCTCGTAACTGTTCATTAAGTACTTGGTCTGCATCCGATTGGGATATCCGTCCAAGTCTTACTAAATTAGATTGATGTTCAGAGTCCTCGTTGAGTTGCGTATAGGCTAACTCCCTGATTTTCTGTTCTGTATCAGCAGTAATCTTTAACTTCTCGGCATTAGCTTTCTTTTCAGCTAATGTCTTATCGCCTACTGCTTTTGTGTACTCACGAACGTTATCGTCAATTTGAGCTTTTTGTGCTTCGGCTTCCGTCTTGAGTAATTGCAAGCGATCGCCTGTGCGTTCAAGGTCAAGTTTTGAGATTTCCTCGTTCATCTTACGAACACGTATCTTTTGATTACGGTCAGCTTCTTCGAGTTTCTTTTGATATACTTCCTCGTTCTTAGCCTTAGCTTCTGCTACTAAGTTGGAGTTAGCCAACGCTTTAGCATTAGCATTTTTTAAGGCATCGACTGAGCTACCCCATCCGCCGCCAACATTACCGCCATATGCTTTTGCATATAGTGCTGTATCTACATAGCCTGTTGCAGTCCCAAAGTCACCTTCAATAGAACTAGATTGAAGTACTTGTCCAGGTCCCACGCCACCAGGTCCATGAGAGTTTGCGCCAGTATAGCCACCATTACCATCAGCAATAACTACGTGGTTATCGCCAAGTACAACTACACCATCACCTGCTTTAGGCACGTATCCGTCGCCTACATCATGCCATGCGCCTACAGCTCTAGCATCACGCATAATATCAGGCACATATCTAGGAGTGCTAATACCAAACGATGCTCTAATGCTATCGGCAAATAGTTTGCCACAATCTGTAGCCCAATCACCTTCTGCACCTAGTACGTACTTCTTGCCTAATTGAGCATTAGCTGCATCTAGCACACTTGCCGCTTGGCCAGTACCACCGCCACCGTTTAAGCCGGCTGCAGAACGAATAATCTCACGGATGTTCTTATTATTCGTTTCGTATTGGTTCTTAGCGTTGAGCTTATCGATTTCATATTGGCTACCATCAATCTCTAAAGATTGAAGTGTAAGACTACGAATAAGCTCGTTAAGACGCTCTACAGAACTTGCCAATTTCTCGGCTGCTTGTTCTGCCTTCTTGGCCGCTGCCTCTTGGGCTTTAGCTGCCTTACCGGCTTCTTCATTAGCCTTATTGATGGCTTCATTGTTAGTAAGACCGTTCTTAGCGTTCTCGATTTCTTGCTCCATCTTAGCTTGCTCTTCTTCGGCTTTTTTCTTCGCAGCATCTGCCGCTTCCTTAGCCTTAATTGCAGCTTCAATTTGAGCGCCTTCTTCTTTCGTTGCTAAGCGATCGTTCTTGATTAGTCCAAAGAATGAACTATCCTCAACCCAGTATCGCCCATCATGGTTAGCCATGTAAGCAGCATTAGTACCAGGTGCGTTTAAGTTCTTATGAGCTCTAAGACCATTAACATCAACACCTAAGTCTGTACCTTTGGTCTGTTCCTTATAGCGATAATCTAGTAACGCTTTACCGGCTAAGCCGATAGCGGTTGCTAATGCAAGCCACGGACCGGCAGCCGCTATAGTAGCCAATCGCATGAACTTCAATGCACTTGTAATGGACTGAATTCCTGTGATTGCTATACCAGCTTCTAAGCCAAATTTAATAAGACCTGAAATAGCTTCCTTTTGTTCTGTCGCTAGATTACTATAAGACTTTGTTAGATTGATTGCACCTTGCGCATATTCCATAACCACCGGTAAGAGCTCTTGGCCAATCATAATAGCCAATCTCTTACCGGTCTGTTCCATGTCTTTCAATTGACGATTAAAGGCAGCGGACTTTCTAGCGGCTTCATCATCAATGACTAACCCCATTGCCCTTGCACGGTCCTCGACTTGCTTCATGGCATCTGCTGACATATTTAGCATTCCGTGAAGTTGGTATCCGGTTTTACCGAATAGCTCCATCTCAATCCGTGTCTTTTCAGCACCGTCCTTCATGTTCCGTAATCGGTCTTGAATGACTTTAAATACTTCAAGGGTATTCTTACCCTCAATCTGATCAATGCTAATACCTAGCCGGCTGAACATATCAGTAGCTAGTTTCCCTTCTGCGGATGCAACTTGCATTTTATCCTGAGCGTTAGACACAGCCTTCGCAAATTTAGCGAACGCTACAGTACTAACGTCAGTAGCCACACCCATATAGTTTGCAACGGAGAGGAATGTACTTGCTTGCTCAGCAGTGGCACCCGTTAAGGATTGCATCTTCTTTACCGACAAGTTCCAAGCTAGTGCCTCTTTTGCGAGTTTAGAACCTAGACCGGCAATACCGGCACCCGCACCAATGGCAAACATTTCATTCTTTAACTTTGAAAGCTCTGCAACTGTTCCCTTAGAGGTAGCGGCGATTTTCTCTAAACCGGCTTGAGCATTCTTATCGGTCAGTTGCACTATGATATCTACTACGTTATTCGACATCCTTATTCATCGCCTCCATTTCTAATCCCTCCAATATCCACATTAGACTAAATAACATCGGATTTAGGTTAATGTTATTTATCTCGGCCACTGTACGTATAGCCGGATAGTCAAACCCGGCTAGTCCGCCTGAGTGGTAAATTCTTTGACTGCGTGATAGGTTATACAGTTTCATAGCCAGTTTTGAACCAAATAATAGGCGTGGTGGGTTAAAGTCACACTCGGAGCAGTCGAAGGACTGCTTTGTAGCGGTTTGTAATTCCTTACATCCCTTGCAGTACTTCGGCCTATCCGAGGACATCCACCTCCACGCCTCTTCTAGTTTTTTTCTGTTTCTTCTTGTAGTTGATAAGTTAATGTAATGACCTTACCGGCGAAGTCCATTGCTTCCTTATCACTTACAGTATTGAGTTGTTCGTCTGTGAGTTCGTATACATCAGTTAAGATGAACCGCATAATATCACGACTACGGACAATAGATGCTACTTGATCATCAACATCTACTGGACAATACACGAAGTCTAAACCAGCTTTGATTAATGCATCACGTTCAGTCCATGTAAGGGCTCTTGGTTTTAATTCTTTACCTTGAATATTCATAGTTACCTCCTAAATGAGTTAGATTAGTAAGATACTTGGCTATTGACCAATTCAAATACTACTGCAGATTGACTAGCGTCATCACCATAATATGCTTTGAATGGAAGCTCGATATTAACGCCTTTAGGACCATCGATACCAGGAGAGTTACGTTCGTAAATCAATTCCGGTAACTTAATGACCAAGGAGTTAGTACCTTTAGTAAGCGCTAATTCAAGACTGGACTCAGTGCCATTTACAGCTTTATTTAAAAGGTCCATGTTTTGGAAGAACGCTTTAATAGTACCGGATACGCCGATAATACCTGTGTCAATGTATGTGCGGAAGCCTTTACCACCGATAGCATAAGAGTCACCATCTAGGCCAAAGTCGATATCAAGGCTCATAGACAATACATTAGCTACAGTTACACCACCTTCTTTTATGGTGGCTTCAAGGTTTTCGAAGGGAGTAAACACAATGGATTTAGGTGCTGTATCAAATGGTACTGCCGCCATTGTTTCCTTACATCCCATTACATCGATAGATGCAGTTAATTCAGAGTCACCACCGAAGTTTAAGGACATCTTATTCATACGCACACCACTGAATTGTTGGTAAGTACTAATATCCTTATAACCTTGTTCAAAAGTAGCAGATGGCATATCTGGACCAATTTTAAATACGTGTTTCTTGCCGGAGCCTTGCGCTGTTGTAGTTGGAGCGCCAAAGCCTAGCTTTAACCAATAGCCAAAGCCCAATACATCAACTGGTGGAACAATGCTACCAGATGTATCGATGTTACCGCGACTAGGTGCCGCTGGATTACGAGTGCCTCGAATAACAGAGGAGTCATTCAAGTTTTGGCTAGCCTTCAAAGAAGAACTGATAATAGGCATTACCACGCCACCGGTAGATGGTGTAGTACCGAAGTCAGTTTCAAAGGCCATTGTAAGAGAAGATTGTGCACCTTGTGCACGTTTAGCTACTGCCATGTTTATCCTCCTAATATTCAACATTACCGCCAATTACGTGCGGTATTTCTATAGTGTATGTGGCTTTACCTGGATATACAGGACGCCACGATATATTGTCTGTTTCGTAGTCAATGTTAATGACAGGGTAGTTAGGGTTAACTGCCATGATACATTCGACAAGTAATTGGCCAAGTTCGTCACACTCGAACGCTCCAGTGTATTTGACTACACGACCTTCACGTTCTACCTCATTTCTTACTATCCCCCATGCTAGTTGGAGTGTGTAAGAGTATGAACTAGCCAACCCTTCGGATTTGTTATCCATCAGTATGATCACACATGGGCAATCCTCTTCAAGAGGTGCACTTGCTTCGTCATAACCGATATAAATCCCTAAATCCTTTCCGTAATGTTTCATGCAGTAATCAGTAATCTTCTGATTACCCTTAATTGCTTCTGCCCATCTGTTAGCAATGACCGCTAGTGGAATAGTTTGCATTGCTACCTCACTTTATATGCTCGTCTACTAGATGCGAATTGAGTGCTTTTGCCTAGTGCATATTCACCGATTTTAGACTCTAGGTAAGGTACCAACTTAGGCTGTAGGGCTATCCTCATAGGCCCAAACGTCTTACGAGGTTTAATCCTAAATTCAGACTTCCCTTTAGCAAGTTGAAAGCCACCGGCAAATAATGTCCTACGCATTGGCTCTGTGATTTGTTTTGTATAACCACGCTCAATCTGTTCGCCTAATCGTTTAGCAGACGATGATAACCACCCTACTTTTACTGATTGCGACCTGGCGTCGTATTGGTATCCAACTGCTCGGAACATTTTACCAAGTGGTGTGTATCCGACTGTGGTCTCTTTAACGCCACCGGCTATAAGTTGGGCTCTGGACTTTAGTCCCCAACCTTCCCTATGCGCCTTACCTCCATCTTGATATGCACGCCTTACTTTAGCGCCGAAAGCTGCCTCGAACTGTGCCCTCATAGTAGGTGGCATGAAGTTAGCATATTTATGACCACCAGGTGAACCGGATTTAATACCGGCCTTGATTTCCTTCTGCATCATCCAACCGACTGACTTCATAGCTTTCCTAGTCCAATCCGGTTTAGTATGAGCTATAAATTCAAGATACGGAGTAGCAGTGTCAGTGATGGTAATTGGTGAATTACTCATGGTCTTACCGTCCTAACGTTGGCCACAATTTCAAGACAATGCATTTTAGCGTCGCTATCGGAGATATGATCCACGTACCACTTCTTGCCATGGATGTAGATTACATCTTTAGTCTTAGGTAGAGGCACGTCTTTGGTTCTAACCCACACCTTAGCTTTATCAGCAAGGCCAGTTACGAACCCAGAACCTTTACCATCATACTCACCGATTTCTACGCTAGCCTTAATCTGCTTACCTTCATATGTTATTTTTTCGCCAAATACATCGAGTAAGGCGCTTTCATCATAGGTCAGCATATGTTATACCTCGTAGAGTGAATGCGGCCCGTGTGGACCGCATTTCATTAAAAATACAATAATTAGTTTTTCAACATTACTGTAACAGTATCTTGTGTTGCAGTTTTAGGCTCTACTGCGATGCCCAATGGTTTACCACCAGTTTTAGCAGCTTTACCAGAAGCGAAGTTTACTGCGTCACCTACAGCGTATGTATCAGATTTATTAGCGTCTACTTTGAATACGCCAGTTACTTTTAACGCACCCATTTCATCTTTCTTAATATCTGTTACTGCTACACCGTGAAGTGCGCCTGCTTCTACAATGTCACCGGCTTTAATATCTGCTGTTGCCACATAATTGATGCGGTCTGTTTCATATACGAATTTTGCCATATGTGTTTATCCCCCTAATTATTTACCAGCGTTTTTATATACACCACGGAAGTCAAGAGCACTTACGCCACAGTCAAATGCTACTTTGTATTCGATACCATCTACATCGAAGCCTTGGCGAGTTTCAAGACGTGGAGTTTCAACGCCATTCAAGTAAGTTACTTCAATAGTGTCATGTTGAGTTGCATCAGCTACTAAGTACCAAGCATCTGGATCAGTTAATTCTGCATCTGCTACAACTACGAAGCGACCTTTGTAAGGATTAACTACACCGGAGTTTACACCGTCAACTGCTGCAGTAGAGTTAACGATTTGGTATGCAACCATTTCAAGTTCTGGAGGAACTACCAAGTATTTAGGTGTGATGTTAAGAGTAGCATCACCAGTAATACCTTTTTGACGACGCATAGCAGTAATTGCTTTCGCGATAGCTTTAACGGATAGCGCTTCACCAGTTGTTGCAACGTTACCATGTTTAGCATCAAACAAGGCTACGTTATCTTGCATTTTAACGTTACCAGTTAATTGAGCGTATACCATTTTGTTTACTAAGCGTTTAGCAGCAGAACCGTATTTAGTAGCAATTTTGGAGAACAAGCCTAAGTCATCATTAATGATTGCTTGACGAGTTAAGCTGAACAATTTACCATAAGTAGCTACTTTAGTACGAGCAGATGCTTCACCTAAGAAGTCTTGTTGGAATTGGCCACCTTCTGGAACTAATTCAAGATTACCTGCTTCAGACAATGCTACGCGTGCAGCTTCTTTGAAGTCACGGTTGGAACCTTTGCCTGCCCAAATTTGGAATGTAGTTTCTGCTTCGTTGAAGCCTGTCATTACAGATTTGTTAGCAAGATTGGACATGATTGCCGGGAATGTGGATGTAGAGTTAATAGCTTGACGAGCCAATTCCATGTTATCGCCAAAGTTAGCTTTCACGTTTTCACGTTGTAAGGACTCACGAGCCAACTCAATCATGGAATAGCCACGCAACTCGTTAGCACCTGGTGCAGCGTCAGCTACTGGGATGCCTGCTGCCATTAATACTGCGTCTTGTGCAGCTGCACGGAACTTATCGCTTTCAGCTTCGCCCATTGTTACGGACACGCCTTTATTACGTGCACGTAATTGGTCCATTACCATTGCACGAGCTTCGTCAACGGATACGCCCATTACGATTGCTTCGTCAGCGCCTTCTACATCGAAGTCACGGAACAATGCAGTAATTTCGGAAGTGCGTTTGCGTTCTTGCTCCATAGCTTTTTGAAGGTCTGCTTGTGTCAAACCTGTTTCTACTGGTTCTGTAGATTTTACTTCTTGAACTTCTAAAGTTTTTTCTTGATCCATACGTGTGTTATCCTCCTGTGTGTCAATACTTGTATGAATTTCTTCAGCACTACGTCCCACGCCAACAGTAGCGTCAGCCGGAACAGATACAATACTGATTTCTAAAGGTTCCCAATCTGTTACTACATATGTGTCAGGTCCTTTGAATCTGCCATTACTGGATACAGAATCTTTCTCATCGAGCACCTCGTAGCGCTTAATGGAATACCCAACACTTACACCTTGTAGCGTACCGGACTGTACCTTTTGGAATATTGTTTCGGATTGTTCATCTTCATCGAATCGCACTAATGCTTTTCCTCGATTATCTTCAATCCAAACCTTCTCAATGTGTCCAACCACCGCATCACGATCATGGTTAAACAATACCGTGCCCAAGCCATTATTAAAGCGCTCAAGGTTGATGCACTCTTCATCATGGCAAAGGATTTCATCGCCGAACCAACGGCCATATGGCGTTTCGGAAGAGAATGATAATTCTACTGTCCGACTATCGGTATCGACGTGGTCAATAGTAGTTTCTCGACAGTAATTGCCAAGAACACTACGCTTTTGATGTTCACTCATTACTAGCCATCAGCTCCTTCCTGTGTAGTGTCATCATCGCCCATCGTTAGCGGTTGCAACTCACTGGAATAATCAAGTAACACCCCAAGCTCACGAGCCCTATCCTGTTCGAGTTTCCGTTGTTCAAGAACTTCCTCCCAATCACGACCGGATGCTGCGCACACATCCTCTAAAGTTGTGAGACCAGACTTGATAGCTTCCTTATTGGCGTTAACCTCTTTTACTGGGTCAATCCAAGACCACCCTGGAGCAAGCCAAGATACCTCTTGGTATTTGTCTTTGTTCGCTAGGTAATCCGGAGGTAGTTCACCAGTTAAGTAGAGTGCATCAATAAAGGCTCTCCAAATTGGCATACAGAAGTGTGCGATAACAAACTCTTGTAATTGACGGAACGTCTTTTGGTCCTCTAACAGGTTCTGACGTGCAGCCGAGAAGTTACCAGATATATTACGCGCTACGATGTCAGCGCTCATACCAAGACCGGAGGAAATTCTCCGCGTCTGAGTTGCCGAGTATTCGCTTGCAGTTCCTGCATTACGTTTAGGGTCTGCAAACTCGATAGACTCGCCAGGACTTAGGTGTCTAACCATGCCTGGCGCCATTGTTATGCTAGGTCTGCCTTTACTATCACGAGGAAGCATTGTAGCTTGTCTAGCAGAATTTTGAGAAGTGATGAAAGCACTAAAACACGCTGATACACGTGCGGCGATTAAGTCTGCATCCATGTACTCATCGATATCATGGATCCGACGTAAGACTAACGCCAAGTGACTCATACCACGAATTTGTGTTGGTCGATTCGGTTTGAAGAATAGGAACGCTTGGTCTGTGGTTAACCGCATAGCTTCAAAGGTTCTTACACCCATAGGGTCTGCTTGGCTAACATGGTAAGCCACAGGCTTCCCATATTCGTTTACCTCAACACCACTAATGATGTTATTATTGCCATATTTAATGTCTATGGCCCCAATGTTCTCCGCCTCGATTAATTGGATAGCAAGAGGAAGGTAATCCCCTTGTGCTGTCTTATTTACTAAAATTTCGCCATCGTATAACATCCTACGTAGTGCCATTGTTTGCAACTCATAGAAGTTAGATAGCCCGCGCACATCTGCATTACTGGCTTCCGTCCATTTCGCCCAAGCACGCTCAATCTTGTTATTAAGCTGATTGTTAAGCTTACCGCTTTTATGACGCACCTTAGCTTGTGGTTTGATACCAGGTCCGATTACGTTACGCAAGATTGCAATAACTGCGGACTCAGCTAAATCACTATTCATTTCTGCAGCTCTTGCACGTCCACGGATAATATCACGTGAACCGGTGGCAAGTTGCTCAGCTGTACCAAATGCCGGTTGCCAATCACTATTCAGCCTGTCCATTGATGCGGCGTCATATTGGCGAAGTGCTTCACGTGCTGCCATTCGTTCTAGGGCTCGTTCTGGGTTAACCCAGCCGATTACTTTATCTAAGATATTCATCGTCCACCCCATGTTACGAATGCATCAACTTGATAGCCATTAGACTCTTCATGTACACGTTGCATCAAAGTTTGTTCTCGTGCGTAAAGTACAGGTAAGTCAATAGTCTTGAACCGCTTACCGCCAATCTGTAACTCGGAATACCCTTTAGTTTCGATATCCTCGATAACTTGACGGACACGTTCAAGTTGTTCATTTACATCGCTCATGGTTCACCTCCTATCTAAACCAATGGCCAGTATTCCCTATGCCTCCACTATAGTCCTCGTATGTTTGGACCTCTTCAGTTTCCTCATAAGGTTCTGGCTCCATTAAATATTTAACGCCAGCAATATCTGCTACTGCTGCGTTGTAAGTACATGTATCAAGTAAATGGTTGACCGGATGACTGGTTAGCGGTTTCCATTGAACAGTTACTGCCCCTGTTTTCACATTTCTGTGTTCCTGCTTTTCCTCTGACCTTAGATGGTCTGAGTACTCTTGCGGACAATCCTTGTACAAATGGATCGTACCGTCTTCGCTTATTGGTCGTACCATTCTTGCGAATATAAAGTCTTTCCAATAGTCTGTATTCAATACGTATAGCTTTAGTCCACCGACAACGCCTTTCTCCAATGATGTCATTGTGTATGGTGCTGTCATAGTAGTATGGTTTGAGGAACCTTTAAGCGGAATACATACTTCCGGGAATCTTGAACAGAATTGATATACTTCGTCTGTTCTAAAGCCGGAGTCAATACCGGCTTTCATTATTTGACGAGGTTCGCCAAACTCCGATGGATACTCTCGATGAATGATGATTTCCTCTAAATCCTCCCAAGTGCTTGCCTGTCCATAATCAATTAGGTAAGACTTAACACCTGGAGCATAGGCCCTCACTTCCCACCAGAAGTGGTCGAGCTGTACGTCTACGGAAGCGATAAGCAATACTGCCTTATCCGGCACAATACCGCACGGATACGTGGATTCCGTAAATTGCATATTTTGTGTGCTTTTAGTTTTAGCACTACGCCAAGGTTCTGCTAGCCATGAATTTATGAAGTTCATCAATGAAGCTGGCGTACCTTTGGAATTTTTAAACTCATACGCTACGTCTCCGAACGTGACCCACGGCGAATATATCGACGATAAGTGATACGAAATTGAGCGGACTTTGCTTTGCGATGCATTGACCGCTACCCATTTTCCATGTCTTAACATTTCCATTTTGTGCTTATCGTGGATGTGTCCGCCGCAATGTTCACATTCGTAGTACGCTGTATCACGTATCATATCCACATTTTCGTTGTGTTCGTCCGGCCATTTTATCTGCTTAAACTTGAGGACCTGTGACACTCCGCAATGTGGACATGGCACGTAATACTGCCTGCGCTCATTTGCATTCATGAACGCCTGCCAAATATTACCCGACTCAACGGTAGGCGTGGATACCATTACTATTTTCTTATCCACGAACGTTTTTGTACGTTCCTTGGCAAGTTTTATTGGATCCGCTTCCTTACCTGAGAAGGCGGGGTATTTGTCTATTTCATCAAAGAATAGATACTTGATTGACCGGCTCGATAGGTTACTTGGCGAGTTCGCACCAACCAGTACCATGTAATTGCCGTTGTTAAAATCCAATTCAAGTAGTTTACTATTCTCGTCAAAATTATCGCTAATAGATTTAACCGATTTAATCATCGGTTGTACTCGCTTATCACTAGCAAATTTAGCAATAGTGTCTGTTGGGTATACCATCATAACTGGTGATTGTGTTTGGTCTAGCGCATACCCTATCATGTTGAGCTCTGCTTCAGTTTTACCAATCTGTGCACCGAAGCACAGTACAATCTGTTCAATCAGAGGGTCTGTAAACTTATCCATAGGCTCCTTTAGGTATGGAGTCCGATTCGTTCTCCACCTCCCTGGCTCAGCGGATATATTAGTTAACACCCTGAAATTGTCAGCCCATTCTGATACGGTGTATCGTTCCGGTGGTTTAAACGCGTCGAGCTCTTCTTGGAACCAATTAACTCTTGGCTCTACTTTTACCGGTTTTGACTTCTGGCGTGTACTCGCCTTTGCGCGAGTAACTTTCGAGGTAGTCTTCGGCAACTTCGCTCACCACCCTTTCTACCGTCGCTCGTTCTTCTGGATCAGTGAACTCACTACCTACCCGTTTACCGAGTTTAATGAGCGAGGACTTCAACTCTAAGATGCGAGCAGACCATTCTTTGGCCACATCTGCACGGGATACGTACTCACCGTTTAATACGTCGAGTAATTTCTTCTCACGTGCTGCGCGAGACTCTTTATAGTCAGCTTCAGCAATTAGCTTTCGTGTTGCTGCCGATTGGTCTTTAGTTTTATCTGCCTTAGCTTGGCCAAGATATACGAGAACTTCACGTAGGTTCCACCAACCCGTTGCAGCTTTAGGCATGCCCGATTTGTGGTGTCTCGAAATAATCTCAGGAGTTACTCGAAGAAGGTCGCACAATTGCGCACTAGATACTAGCAAATCGCCCGCTTTATTAAATTTCACACGTGGTTTTTCACTCGCCATCTTGTCTTCTCCTTTCTGTCCTTTGGAAATAAACTTTCAACCGTAAAAATTCTCCTACACAGAGACAAACATCGCGCGGAGCCGACCACCGCTGGTTTTATCGCTAGGAAGTACCTTTTTATCATTCATTCTCAAAATAAAAGACAAAAGGTCAATGGTCGAACTTTTGAAGAAGTAAGCAAAAGGGACTACGTGGTTGTGCGTAGTCCCTAATGATACTTCTTGTGCTGTAAAGCCCTGTGGAGGTGTTGTACAAGAAAGGTATTCACTATGAACGTACCCTACAGTGTGTGGTAGTAGAGAACTTTCCCCGGTATTCTCTGCTCCACACTTGTAGCCTATCATAAGTGTTACCTCTAATTGCATATTGTCTTTATTTATTTTTAGAAAATACTTGACAAAAGCTTTTCACTGCGTTCCGTTGGATATTATATATCTGTGCTTCACTATAACTCATATCCTCAATGACCTCCTTCATGCTCATTCCAAAGTAGTATCTGTTCTCTAAGAATGTACGCTCAATGTCATTAGGTATCTTACATATCAATGTCCATAGTTCATATCGTTCCTTAGACAGTGTACGGAATTCATTATTAAGGTCACGCTGCGCAGTGTTTAAGTTAAGTTGTTGCTCTGGAGTATTAGACCTCTCATCTTGTGCCTCCACCTCTAGGCGTTGCAGATGGGACTCAATGTCCTTCATGCGTCTACGGCTATTAAGTAACCTCTGTAGCTTTCTAACTCCAGGATGTGCACTCCCTGTACATGACGATCTACTCATAGGCATACCTACGATAAATGTGTTGGGGGTATAATTTGCTCATCTGACTCAAGCTTAATCGTAGCGCTCTTACATTGATCGTGAGCTGCTAACATCATGGCATTAACCAATAAGGGCACATGTTTTTCTGATTTATAAAACTGTTTAGCTACAGCAGTTACTAACTTAGTAGCCATATAAATTGCCGATGTAGGGCTTGCATTTTCAATCATGATGTTACAGGTTTCGCCTTTATCATTAGACTCAACGATAAGTCGCATTGTTTTATCTTCCATAATAGGCCTCCTATACTTCTTGCCATTCTTGTAAGATTTCACTATATCTATACATTGTGATATTAGTTAGCTGATACGCAGCTTCGTTTAAGTTATACCGATTAATCCACGCACGGTAGACATCAGTTAAGTAGTCTTGCAACTCAGCCTTTTGGCTAGGTGTAACCACATTATCATGTAGGTAGTACACCTCGTCACCTTGGTCTATCTCATCTTGACATCGCTTAATATCATTCTGAATAACTTCATCTACGTTAATATGGCCTGGATATGGCACAGCACGCCCTACTACAATGGTCATACCTTCACATGGTTTACATTGTGCAGCTATCCAATGTAGCTCCTTTAATGCTTCGTCCCAGGTATCGCACATCATAATATATTCATGACGATCTAATGTGACATATCCACCAAATAGTGGTTTCATTTCATCACCTCATTAATGTACCTATCCAAATACCAACGTGCTTTCTTAAGGTCCTCTAGCTTATCGCCTTTAGAACCGGCACGTGTAACATACTTAATAACATTCCCTAGATGGAACGATAGACCTTGGTCCTCGATAAAATCAATAACTTCAATCTTGCCACGATTATAATGTGAAGGATGGTCAATCGCATTAGAGATACAGTTTCTTATCAGTGGTAACACCATATAAATCTTTAACACTATCAGCCGTAATATAAGACTCAGTAGTTTCCATTTTGGAAATAACTGGAGCAACTTCATTAACCTTTTCAGGTTGATTATCGTTAGGCGATACCTTCTTCTTAGTCTCATTTAATCCGCTCGGCATGTTGGACAGTTAACTGCTGGTCTACCCTTCCCTGTTTGCTCGAACATCGTTCCACACCGTTTACATTTTGTAAGGACCTTTGGTTCTTCTTTCGGTTTTTCTTTCGGCTGTTCTTTAGGTTTATTTTTATTAATGATAGCCATCAACTCCTCCTTAGCACATTGCTTACAGTACTGCTCATTTTTTTTAGCTAAGAATTTACGATGACACTTAAGACATGTTCTTGCAACTGGCATTGTATAACCACCTCTCTATATATGGTTCATGGCTTTCCATTCTTCTAATGTGAAGATAGCTTTACCATGTTTTTGAGCATATTCAAATTCACCTTTACATCCACGACTTGATTGCCAATCTGGACATAGTACTAAAATGTCACAATGACTAAGTAGCCCTAAGCAGATATCTAAGCCTTTCTGGTACTTATCCCCAGTCAGGTACACATACCCATAATTATGAATAGGTGATACGTAGTCATGCTTTACATCATTCAGTACTAAATCACCCATGATCACATCAATCTTTTTACGGTTGCTTTCCTTACCACCAAATGGGTGAGCAACATATACAAGTTTTTTATTCATAGCGTCAGCCTTTCACTGTAGTTCTTCTAACGTTTCAATATGAACCCATATCCCTGTGACTGGGTTCCAGTACTTTTCAGTAACTTCACTACACACCTGGGCATCATCATTCCAATAGTTGAGTGAAGTCATACAATCCTTAAACAATTTAATAAGGTTATCTGTATCTGGCTTAGTGGTTTTCCATTGAGCCTTTTTACAATTAGCCTTACCAAAACACCACTTAGTAACCAATCTAATAGGTCCTTGTATTGGATCCGCAGGAGTATGTGGTGCAAGTTCTTCAGTAAATAACTTTCTAATAGCCTTTACGTCAGCTGACTCATAGAACCTCGGAGTACCATTCTTAACAGTCACCCGTTTTTGTTGATGGGTACCTGTTGGAACTTTACGAAGAGGAATAAAGAATTCAATCACCATTCTTATCACCTCTCATAGCCTGGTACCGTTCATATTGAGCCTTATCTTCAGCTTCCCATACTTCAACAGGAACGCCGAATATACGGTCAGTAATTGCAAACTGTTTAATTTGCTTAGTATTCAGCTCACATATTGGCACTTCTTCAAAGTATCTATCATATAGCTGTATCAATTCATTGTGAGCTATATGGTAATTAGCCAATGGCTTTATGCTTTTAAACGGCTTCTTTTCACCACGTTCATACGCCCAGTCATTATCACCAGGGATATAACACCACCCTGTGTACTTATTCCCATCTTTCATGGTTATCCGTAAGCGTACCCATAATTCATTGGGAATCTTATTCACTGTAATTAGATCTGAGGACATATTTACACTTTCCTATTCTATTTCTAATGTGCTTAATGTTATTACCAATATAAGCAACTACATCACATTGTGATTTACGTTCTTTAGCCTGCTTATCCATTTTTGCTTTGTACATTATGTAGCTTACACACTTACCATGACAGCCGACTGTACGCAGCTCACAATTCTTACATGGAGTTTTCAAACTAATCACTCCTTTATGTAATCGTTAATAAGATAGGTTTTAGTTTCTTGTACAACCCACGATTTATTTTCGTACCCATGACGCTTTTCCCATGCTTGGAATACTTTTGTTAATTCTTCACTTAGTTCGTCGATGTGCTCATTTTTAACGTCTTTCATGTAATCATCTGACCATTCAGCGATTGCATCATCTAAGTTATAATCACATACATTCCAAATCACACGTTCACCATCTATCTCAGGTACATATCGGTATGGATGGCCAACTTCTATCGTTGTCTGTAATAACTCTTCTCGACTTAAGCTACCAAAATCTCCGTAGTCGTATTCGTTATCTACATAATCTGCGATAGCCATTTCAATACTGTCTTGTGGATCACCAGCAATTTCATCATCAACCCAACAATACTTTGTTTCATCTTTAACTAACATAAATTCACCCTCTAGCATTACATTCAAAAACTACTACCCAAACCTTTTTATTGATTAGTTATAGGAGGCATATGGGTGGGGGAGTCTACGACCCCCACCATATGTACTCCAACTATCAATCAGATTCAAAATTTCAGTCATACCTATATATATATATAAGGTGTGACGGAGCTATTGTTAACCTATTAATTAATTATCAAAGTTAACATTTTCATTTGAAACAATCTCACCCAATTCGACTTTGAAGATTGGCATTTCTTTTAAATATCTTCTAAGAGTGCTTTCAGATATTTGCATAATGTTCATGACCTCTTTTATATCAGCTCGACCGCTAAAGTTATTCTTAGCAGCGGCAATATTAAAGGCATCGACTAATTGCTGTTTTTTCTTTTCTCTAGCAGACTGCTTAGCCTTGTTCATTTTGTTAAGGCCTTTTTCTTGAGAGTCTTTAAACATAGCCATCGATAAGAAACCACTATCATCTACTTTATGGATTGGATATTCAAACCATAGATCAACAGGTTTGAACCGAGGGAACTCACGGAGCGTACCTTCCATTCTCCATGCAGTACATTGGCTAGTATCAACTGGAGCACCTTCAAGTTTGTTTTCATCGAGGTTCTCTGCTTCAATTTCAAGTAAGTCAATCAATGCATCTGGGTCACGCGCAAATACACCGGAGCCGGATGCACGGTCCATAGACCTCTTCCCAGTTTGGTTACCCTTAGAATGGTGGTGACAATAGATGACTGCGCATTTAAGTTCAGTACATACCTTGTCAAATTGGTTACAGAAGTTAGCCATTTGGTCGGCGCTATTTTCATCACCAGTAATTACCTTGTAGATAGGGTCAATAATGATAGCTTTATACCCTTTCTTTTCAGCCCTACGGATTAGCTTAGGTGCTAATTGGTCCATTGGTAGTGACTTACCACGTAGATTCCAAATGGATATGTTATCTAAGTTATTTGGCGCCTGGTGTAGTGCATTGTACACATCCTTAAATCGATGTAAGCATGACGCACGATCAAGTTCCAAATTTACGTAGAGTACTTTACCCTGTGCACAGTCAAATCCGAACCACGGTCTACCTTCTGCGATAGAGATACATAATTGGATAAGTGCGAAAGACTTACCGGCTTTAGATGGACCAGCGATTAACATCTTATGACCTTCACGCAGGATACCATCGATTAAGCTAGGTGCAAGCTCTGGCATATTATCCCAAAGTGCTTCTAAATCTTCTGGTTCAGGTAGATCATCATTGACAGTGGCTATCCATTCTTCCCATTCTTTGAAGGACTCTTTACCAATATTTGTAGCGATTAAGAATTGAGGCTTACCAGCACGCATAACACCAGGCATACGTGATAACCGGCTAGGGTTTTTATTTTGCTTGTCAACTTTAAACCCATTCTTCTGTACAATTTGATATAGGAAGTCTACTCGGTTACGATATTCGTTGTAATCACTAGCATCGATATGTACGATAGCGTGGATACTTTTACCGCCACTATATACCATAGCTGCAATAGGTAATTCTAACTGCTCTAGGATAGCTTTTTGTTTACCGAGTTCCATATTGTCAGACTCGATAAGTGCAAATTTAAAGGATGATACGTTATCATTCTTCACGCCCTTCCCATCTAATGCATTAAATCGTATCCATGCGCCCGCTTCTTCATCGAGTGTGCCTATTGCATCATCAACCTTTTTATTAGCCCTCAGAGCGTCTAAAATTTGTTTTTGCGTGCGACCATAACTGCCTTTAGTTGGAGATTTAATCTCGGTACCGTCCTTATCTTGATGGACATACACAGTGTTTACATAACCAACATAATCGTCCGGCTCAAACAATGCTTGAAGGTACTTTGTTAAGTCTTCCACTCGTTGTTCTTGAGGATAGTGCTTTGGAATGTCAATGTCAGATGCTTCTACCCATGTCTTATCAATAATCTTGTATGGATCTGGATTAGCCATAACCATAGTTCCGAAAGGGATTGCTGTTGCATCCCATTGAGTACTACGGTTAGATGTCCATCCATTCTCCTTAGCCATCTGTGTGATAGTAGCTCCTGTAATTTGTTTACCAGTATATGCCCCAAACGAATTCCATTTAGCTTCACATTCACCAGGATGGAACCGTTCACCGTCATTAGATGACCATTCTTCCCATACAAACATTGGATACCCTTCATGGTGAAGTGCAAGGCCTACGTTTAGCCATTCTTCGTAGGAGCAATCGACTGGGTCGATAAACTCCAATACTTCTCTTAAATCCAACTTTTTCTGTTCCATTTGCACTCCTTTATGATGGTTGGTACGTTGCAGGTTTAACTCCTTTCGGTATTCTCCAACCACTCGCACTAATTCGGCTTATCATGTTAGAGGCTTGGGTATTTGTCCAAGTCCCTACATTTTTAAAGCCTTTATTCTCTAAAAATCTAATTTGTTTTGGAGTCGATAACCCCTCCGCCTTACGTTTGTGTAATCTATCAATGAGCATGGATGCTTTACCAGCATCTTCGATAGTATCCGGATTAAGTCCAAAGTCCTCGATAGTTTTCTTTTGTTTATCAGTAATGCTTGATACTTGCCATCCGAATGTAGGTACATAATGGGTTAAATCCTCAGCTTGAATAGAGAATTCAAACTGTAATGGGTCTACTAATTTAGCTTTTTTCTTACGCATTGCTGCAAGCTCTTTAGCTAGTGCAGCTTCACGTTCAGCTAGTACATCACGTTCGGCTTCTGCTTCTGCTGCCTCTAAGTCCATACTTGTAGTTTCAAGTATTTCCGTCATCTTAATCGCCACATCATTAGACTTAGCTATTAAGTGAGCCGGTCTACATAGTGAGTGTTTTTCGTAGTGCCATAGGAAGTCGAGCACTAATAAGTGGTCTTTTCCTTCGCATAACCTAGTACCACGGCCAATCATTTGCGTATATAAGGCTCTTGATTTAGTTGGTCTAAGTACGATTACGCAGTCAACACTAGGGCAGTCCCACCCTTCTGTCAGTAGCATTGAATTACAGAGCACGTTGTATTTACCATTGGCAAAATCCTCTGTAATTTCGTTACGGTCTTTACTATTACCATTTACTTCGGCGGCATTAAATCCACGTTCAATGAGCATCTTGCAGAACTTTTGGCTCGTTTCAATAAGTGGTAAGAACACCACTATTTTTCTATCTTTGTAGTCAAGTAACGTATCTGCAATTTGTTCTAAGTATGGATCTAATACTCTACCAATATCACCGGCTTGGAAGTCCCCTGCCGTTATCTTTACGTTAGTAAAGTCAATGTGTAATGGTAATGTCTGTACTTGTATCTTCACCAGGTAGCCACTACTGATAGCATCACGTAGGGTATATTCATAAGCTAGGCTATCAAATACCTTGCCTAAGTTCTGCATATCCGACCTATCTGGTGTAGCGGTAACTCCGAGTATATCGGCTGTGTCAAAGTAATTTAATATAGCTTGATAGCTACTCGATAAAGCATGATGTGCTTCATCGATGATGATAGTATCAAAGTAGGATTTGCTAAAAAGAGCTAGCCGGCTGTCACGGCATAGGGTTTGTACAGAACCGACTATGATGCGGTCCCATTTCCCTATACATGATTGTTCAGCTTTCTCCATCGCTGTAGTCAGTCCAGAGGCTTGCATGATTTTATCTGAAGCCTGTTGAAGTAGTTCTTCACGATGTGCCAGAATTAATACACGCTTGCCTCTTCGGACTGCTTCCTCAGCAATTTTTGCAAAACATATAGTCTTGCGTTAACCGCACCCCGTTGGCAACACCAACAGGGTACGTCTGTTTCCTTTCTCCCACTCTGACCATACGGCATTGACTGCCTCTGTCTGATAGGGTCTTAATTCCATTAGAACCCTCCGAAGCTATCTTCTTTAGGTTGGATAAACTTCTTAATTTCATTGGCAGTACCTTGTGTACCGTCATTCTTTTCATATAGTCTGTGACTCAATTCAAATTGACCAGTTTTGCCAATTAATAAGTCAGGATTTGCCATAAACTTTTCACCTGGTTTAGCTAAACCAGTAGCGATAAATACGTTGGCCACTTTCCACATCATGGAGGGAATCCAGTATAATCGTTCAGTGACTTTATTTTTACCTTGCGCCCCACCGTCAGCCTCTAATGTGATAACTGCTTTAGGTGTGTTAGCGGGGATTTTAGCAGTGGCTACATCTGTATACCCTTTTTCAACATTAGTAATAACGAATGGATATACACCTGCAGGAAGTAATGTAAATTCCTTTACCTCTGCTACTACTTCAGAGTTAAAACCTAATGCTTCTGTTCCTAATTGTTCAAATGCGCTGCTCATAATCTGTTACCTCGTTTCTTATTTATTAATGAATTCAACAATTTTATCCCACATAGGGATAATCCAACCTGTTACAAATGCTGGATCATAATTTTCAAATGGAGTACCTTGTGGATATTTACCACGAGCTACAACTACGGACTGTACTTGGTCTAATGTCACACCATCTTTAGCCATTAAGTCTTTTAATGGTTTAGGGATAGATGTTTCAACTAATGGTGTTTCATCTTCCACAGGTTCAGGCTTTGGTTCTGGCTCTACTTTTGGTTCTTCCTTAGTGATGACTTGTCCAGTTTGTTGTTTGGCCGCTTCAACTACTTCTGGTGCGTAGTCCTCAGTGCTAGCATTAGCTAATTCATTAGCTGCAGCAGTTGGTAGCACATCATCAGGAATTACATGAGCGATTTGGCTATATTCAAATGGCATCACATCAGGTAATCCGTGACGGTTCTTAGCGTCCCATGCCGGAGAGTGTGTAGCATACATCAAACGCTTGCCATTGACTGCCTTTTTCTTGTTGGTAGTCGATGTAATGATTTCATTCTTATAGTTTGCGAAGAGCACCATGTCCGCCCATTCTTTAATAAGAGGAGAGGTTTGGCTACCAGTTTTCTTCCCTAGCTTTAATTCAAAGCGATCATATGCGCCTAATTCGTCTGGTTGTTCAAACTTGCGAATTTGTGTGTGCGCGGTAAGTACTACATTCATACCGGCATCGATTACTTCATCAAGAAGGTTAAGGAAGCGCCCCATTTCTTCACGTACAAATACATAGCCTGTACCATAAGGGAACTCTTCAATACCTTTCTTTTGATGTTGAACACAGATGTGTTCTACACATAACTGTTCCGCCCAATCGACAGTATCAATAACTAATGTTTGATAGCCACCTGGCATCATGGCAAATTCCTTTACGAAGGAGATAAGCATTGTCCATGATGTAGGCTTTTCAGTTCGAGCCACGTCTAGGTGGTCTGTACTGCTTTCTGTATCAATGAATACTGGAGAAGGGAAGTGACTAGCGAAGGTAGTTTTACCAATCCCCTCGGTGCCGTATAAAACAACTTTTTGAGCACGTTTACGTTTACCTGTTACAATCTTCATTAAAATTCACCCCAATCGCTTTCTACTTTAGGTTCTTCTGTTGCATCTTCTTTAGGTTCTGCTTTAGGTTTAGATTTAGCCTTAGTAGTCTTACCTGTAGTGCTGAATTCTTCGCCTTTAATATGGCCATCTTCAATGATGATGGAACATTCATCCAGGTTGTTTGTTACACGAGTAGCGATAACTTGTAGGCCCTCTTCTTCTAACCAACCTCCGAATTCTTTCATTGTTTCGAGGTCCATTTGCTCCATTTTGTCCATTAAGACAAATCCACATTTAGGGTTGAGCGCTCTAACGATGGCTGTGGCCACTTTCAGTTGCTCAGCACCACTCATGCAGTCCCATTGTCTGCCATTGTAGATAAGTACACCTTCCTGAATAGATAGACCAGGTAGTGGCATATCCACAGACTCAAGTAATTTATTTTTGCGATCACGGATATCTTGAATGCTAACCGTCAATTCATCGTATTCTTGTTTGAAGTCAGCAGCTTCTTGTAAAGCACGTTGACGTTCTTGGTTAGCACGTACCTTAGAGTTGATTTCATCAACAGACTTAATTTGTTCTTCAAGTTCTGCTGTAGACTCATCTTCTAAGTCTTTTGCTGCAGTAGTTGCAATATCATAGTCTTCTGCTAACTGTGTTTGCTTGGCTTGTAGTTCTTCAAGCTTTTTCTGAGCTTCATCAACCAAGTTATTTACAGTGACCATTTGAGCCTTGATAGCAGATACGTTATTTCGTTTCTTTTGGTTTTCAGCATTCCGAAGGAGAATATCTTGCTGTTGTTTTATAAGCTCAGATGCACTTACAGGCTCATTAGGTGCATCATCATACGCTGGTAACTCTTTAGCGTATTTATCTTTTTGAGTGGCAATTTGCCCTATAGAATGACGTTTAGCATATACCTCTTGGTATTCACCTTCGAGTTTCTTTAACTCGTCTTCTACACCCAATAATTGAAGTAATTCTTGAGCCTTTTCTTTGTCACTCATTTCCATAAACTTAGGAAGGTCTAAAGCTAATTGTCCGATAAATGTATCTAAAATCTTTTGGCCAGATTTCTTACCTTCTGGATCTAGTACTTTAAGCGTGCTATTAGCACCAGTGCGAGTCACCACTAATCCATTGGATAGCTTAACTTCAAGTTTAGGTGGATTGTAGCTACCTTCACGTGCTGCACTGGAAGGTTCAAATTTAGCACCACCAAGCGCCCATGCGATAGCATCTAAAATAGATGTTTTACCTTGGCCATTCTTCCCACCTATTACAGTCAGGCCATTTTCTGTGGGTTCATAAGATACCGCTTTAACGCGTTTCACATTTTCCAATTCAAAGGAATTAATTTTTATTTTGTCCATTATGTTTACCTTTCTTGTAGTATTAGTAATCTTGTACTTGGAATATTGTTTCTATAGGGACCTTAAGTCCATCTGCAATTAGGACAGCGGTTTTAAATCTAGCCACTTTCTCATTTCTTAAATAGCTATATAGCGTGACGAAATGTACTCCACATATTTCAGCAGCATCTTTTACTGTTAGCTTTCGCTTAGATAACAACGCCTTAAATTCATTGATCTTTAATCTATACCCAAATCTTTTCCCCCAGGAGTTTTGCTTAATAGTGGTACGTTTGAATATAGAATTAAAAGAGACTCTTAAGCTCTTTGCTATAAGTTCTGCGGTGGATATTCGGCAACAGTCACCACGATTTAGCTTGATAATTCTTGGACTAATACCGACCTCATTACACCAGGTCACAAAGCCGTATATTGTACGTTCATAGACTAATTTCTTTAAATCAAGTCCTTTTCTTAATACAGCCATGTGCATAACGGGATGTGGACCGCTATAGTCTCTCATAACTAATCACCTCACCAAAGAGAACAGTAATTTGCACATTAAATATGAATGCTATGGCTTGAGCTGTATGGAAGTCCACCCTATTGCCAAGTAATAATCTTCGCATGGTAGATTTCGATATTTTCGCAGCGTCTTGTATAGACTTCTGCGTTTTATACTCATCTACCTTAGCGTTCCATAATTCATAGAACACATCCTGGCGTAGCCTAAAATTTCTTTCAGTGCGTGCCATACAATCGTTCCTTTAGATATTTAATGCGTTCATGTTGGGTAGCGGATATGATTAACAAGCCACCTAACATAATTTGCATTAAGAACCCTCCGAATGATACTCGGTCAAGTTCTAGAGAACCCATAGCTCCGATGATTAAGATGAAGCCAATTATTTTTATCACTGTAAGCATTTATGTACACCTCGTAGAATTAATGAATATGAGCTTCTTTAAACTCTTTATCAATTCGGCTAGCGGTCCATCCCAGAGTGTTAGCTAGATAGAACCGGAAGCCTTCTTTATCAATGGAGAAGGTTCTGCCTTTCTTTCCCTGGCATTGCCAACATTGCGCAAATGGGAACTTGTCCCTTGCGATACATTCACGTACCGCAGTTAGTGACCACCCGAGAACTGTGGCCATTTGGCATATGGAAATTGTCTTTTTAATCATAGTCATATACTCCTTTATGATGTATAATCATCTTAAATCGAATTATTTTTGATTGAGCCTCTTCGGTATTTGCGGTACCGAGGGGGCTATTTTCTTACGTATAGTGGCTGACCATTCTTTCTAACAGGTAAGGCCCGCTCTTTGGTTGGCAGTTCTTTACTTGTCATTTCTTGGTGTGTTGACACTAATGCGATCCTTACACTAATCAGGTCTGCTACGGTTTGGACTTCTTCCAAGTACCCATTGTCCAGGGTGCTTATAATGTACCTATCCAATGCAGCGACTACTGGAGTAATATCCAGTACTTGTTGGTTCATTGTGAATACCTCCATTGCTTTATATTTCGGACAGTTAGGTTAAAAAAATTTGCTCGAGACCAAGCTCTGTAGACAATGCTTTCTTAACCTTCACTGCTTCAGGGAATGTAAATGGGCGTTTACCATTCATCTTTTCGTTTAGCGTTTGATACTTAAGACCAGTCTCTCTCGCTAAGTCTTTACGTGACCACCCCTTTCGAGCTAGTTCTGCGTTAAGATTTGGATACATTAATTTCACCTCCTTGTTATGAATTAATATATTTGATGTCCGATATTTCGGATATCCTGTGACTTAAGTATAGCTTTATATTTCGGACATGTCCAATAAACAGTTGTTGAAGTTTAATTTAAACATAATTAAATATTGAAATATCGGATTTATATACAAAAATTCATAACTCATTATTGAAGTATCAGACAGTGCATATTATAATTTACATATATAGTTAATTGATAGGGAGTTATTATCATGACTAGAGAAGAATATTTAAAAGGTAAGATTAAAGAATATGGGATGACTCAGCGAGAATTCGCCGCTAACATAGGGATGCCTTCTTCAACATTGTTTTCCATATTGCGCAATGTAGGAGGTGCATCAATAGATAATATTATAAAAATATGCAAGGGCTTAAATATTAGTCCTGAAGAATTGGCCAATATAGGAGAGCCTATCCTAATACCTAATGAACGTAAAGGCTATTATGCTGATGCTGAAACAGCCGAATTTGCAGAGTATCTACGGACACGCCCAGGTGCACGCATGTTATTTTCTGCTGCAAAGGATATTAGTAAGGAGGATATGGAGAAAGCTGTAGAGTACATTGAGCTACTAAAACTAAAAAACAAATAATACACAAGGGAGAGTGTTATATTGGTTGTAAATTTGATTTACTGCGACTTGCCACATGCCAATGCCGTGTCAGAGGAATGTGAAGATATAGATACTCATAATATCTATATAAACAAAAACCTCCCGCACGACCGCATGCGAGAGCAGATTAAACATGAATTAATTCATATTGTGAATGATGATTTTTATTTAGAGCACCATGTTAACCTAATTGAGGAGATGGTGCGACGATCAACACTTAACGAAAGTGAACTTGAATTCATAGAGTTTTATCACCATTTCATTGATAACTAAGGGAGATATATCATGAAATTAAAACGTCTAACTATTATATTTCTTATTTTTATTGTTGTTTGTATATCTGCCATTTTCTTATTACGTCCTTCCCCATCTATTGAGTTTAAGAACGAAGTAGTCCTAGGCCAGACTACTACACAGGTGGTACTAGAGGATTGGACAATACTATCTGCTACGGGCGGATATGACTCTAAGATTACATTAGACAATGGTAAATCAGTAGACGCTAAGTGGACAATCGTAGAGGATGTACCGCCTAGCTATCGACTAGATATGTTCCCTCATTCCTTCTATCATCACCATATCTTTATCGCACCTGTACAGCCAAGTGTGGCCAAAGTGATGACTGAGCTAAAGCCAACAGTTACCTACTATCTTGGCGGTCAAGAAAAACAGATTAAGTTTAAATAATAAAAATACCCCTACCTAATATATAGATAGGGGTATAAAAATAAAGCGACACCGAATTAACGATGCCGCCGCTTGAAACCAAATAGCACGGGGTGGTGTATTTAGTTTTGCCTGTACACTTATTATACTCCCTCCATGCTATCTATGACAAGGAGGATATTCATTTATGGCCATGAAACGAGCTAACGGTTCTGGATCCGTTTATAAAATGAAACATAAGCCACTACGCAAGCCTTACCGTGCAGTCGTAACTATTGGCTACGATGAGACCGGCAAGTGTAAACGTAAGACGATTGGCTATTATGCTAAATCAAAAGAAGCCTGGGATGCATTATCAGAGTATGGTATTTACCCAGAGAAGTTCGAGACGAAGAAGGTACTGTTTAGTGAATGCTGGCGTTGGATGATAGCCGACAAAGAGCGAAAAGGAATAGATGTCAAAAAAGGCGGATATTCGACCGCACAAGCGAAGTTAACATCGATTTGGAATAAACCTATACAAGAAATTAAACTCGTGCACCTACAGGCTATAATCGATGAAAATAGCCATTTAAGTCGTTCATCTATAGCTATCATATTAAAAAGCTTAAATGGTGCCTTTGAGTCCGCTATTAAGAACGATATCATCGTTAAGAATTATGCAGCCCTCATCGAGTTAAAACCGGCCGAGAAGTCAGACATACATAAGCCATTTACAGAGGCTGAAATTCAAACCATATGGGAATACGCACACCTGGATATAGCCAAGCTCTTATTAATGTATATCTACTCCGGTATGCGCCCGATAGAGCTATTATCCATTAAGCTTGAAAACGTGCACCTAGATAAACGATATATCATAGGCGGTGTAAAAACAAAAGCCGGCAAGGATAGATTAATACCTATTGCCGACTGCGTTATGCCTTTTTATCGCGAAATTTACGCCAAGGCGAGCGTTTCTAAATCTGATACACTTATCCCTCAAGGATACACTTCAAAGTACTTAGGAAAGCCAATAAAACGATTCTGTAAAGAAGTCGGTATATCTGACCACTTACCACACGATACTAGACATACGTTTGTAACCTTGGCCAGTAATTATGGAATGGATCGTTATGTTTTAAAAGCTATCGTTGGCCACACACAAAGTAAAGACATTACTGCAGATGTGTATACCCATAAAACGATTGAGCAGTACATCGAGGAAGTAAATAAAATACCGTCATCATTTAGTTAAAGGTTGTGCAACGGTTGAGCAACGCACACAAATTTTAACTATTTTTAAAAGAAAAAGCACAGTACCTATACGCATAAGTACTGTGCTTTGTGCATTCGTAGAACTGTAGTTATTATTTGGAGTACAATTCGACGATAAGTGTTTCGTTAACTTCGATAGGAAGTTCTTCACGTT